CGTGGACGAGTTGCGTGCGTAGCAGATCATTCGGCTCAACGCCCACAACCTCGACGCCAGTCTCCGCGAGTGCCTTGATGTCGTGCCCAGCGCCACAGCCGATGTCGATTGCCGTCTTGGCTTCGCCCTGCCGCGCGACGTGCAGCAACGCTCGCGTCCATGTCTGGCGAGTCGGGTCGTCGTGAAAGACTTCCAGGTCTTCGCCGAGGTTCGGCGTGTTGCGATAGAACTCCAGAATCTCAGCGGGAGTCTGAGGATTCTGCTGATTCCATTCGTCGGCCAGGGTGCGGCGCGCCTTCTCGGCGCGCTCCCCCCACGTTGGCTCAACGTCGAACTCTACCTGAGTCGCCACGCTCAGTTCTGCGTCACTCTGACAATCTGTTGAGCGTTCTGCGTCGGCGGCGGCAGGATGCCGGTCCTGCGGTACTGGTCTGCAATCACCGTGTAGACGATCGCGTTGACCGCCGGCGTTGCCTGGAAGCGAATGTAGCGGTTGGTCGGCCGCCCGACGTCGACGATCGCGACGGCGTTCGCATTCGCCGCCGGAATCTGGGTCAGGTTCGAGTTCGCCACGTTGGTCACGGTGTTGAAACCCGAGTCTGGTGCGGTTTGCACCAGACCGTCGAACGTGGAGTTGACGCCAAACGTTCCGATACTGATCACGAAGCGAACCGCGTCCCAGCCCTGCATATCGATCGCGGTGCCATTGGCGACTGCCGATGCCGACCGGCCGCTGATATGCACCGTCGTCAGGACGGAATCAGAAAGTGATACGTGCTGTGGCATGAGTTACTCCTCAGTGTCCTCCTGACGCCTAGACGATGCCGATTCGGAACGAGTCTGGATTCCAGACCGCGCCTCCGACTCGTTCAAACAAGATGATGCCAGTCTGATCAGTATCCGCAAAGCGCTCGCGCAACACCGTGCTGGTGATCTGCGCTCGCTCGGCGATGATGTACCCAGAGAAGTCGCCGAACAGCAGCACCTTGTTTGCGTCCGTCAGATCGGTCGGCATGAACTCCGAGTTGATCACCGGATAGCCGTCGATCTCTTTGACCGGCATCGCGAAACCCGAGCCGAGCACACCAGGCCAGATGAACCGGCCGCTAGCGTCGACCAGTTTCCTGATCTTGCCCTCGATGGCGCGCCGCATCAACCATTTTGCATTCGCGGTGTACTGCGATGGCAGCGCGTACTCGACGTCGATGATCTTCGGCATGCTGCCCGCGTTCGCCGTGGTGTTGCTGATGGTGTTTACCGTGGAGCCTTCGACGTCCACCGTGGTGATGGTGCTCTGGAGCACGCCGGAGCAGTGCAGCGCCGAGCCGTCACCGTTCACGAACTCGTTGTCCTCGACCAGCGCCATGTTCTCGGCGCCGTTCTGAGCCAGGAACCCGAGCGGGTTCACCACCGCATCCGCGATGAAGTCGTTGCTGAGCTTGGTCGCCACGCGGATCTTCTTGACCGCCACGTCGAAACTGCCGAACGCGGCGTCGACATCGGTGAACGCCGGCGTCTCGCCGGCTACCGAACCAACAAAGCCGCTGGAGAAGATCGAGCCGCCGCCGGATGCGACACCGCCAGTCGTTGCTGATGCCGCTTGCACCATCGGGTACTTCAGGATGTCGCGAGATGTCGGCTGGACACGCGCGCCAGCTCGTCGCATGCCCGCCATAACCGCCTTGCGCGCGAGCAGTTCCGCCTGAATGTCAGGAGGTACGAGAAAGCCGCCCGCGGTATCGGTGCCTTCGGACAATGCCTTTTGCTCGGATGCGTCCAGCCTGGTCCACGCCATGCTGACGTCGTGCATCTTCCCGCATAGCCGGAAGAATTTCTCGTACGCCTTACGGTAGTCGGGCTGGAAGGCTCGCCGAGTGAGCCGGATGAACTCCTTGACGCTTTCGGTGGTGTCGTCTGGCGTTTCGCCGAACAGCACCTCTTCGGTATAGATCGGGTACATGACGCCGAGACTGGTCGGCGCGTGCACCATGCCGTTCTTGACTTCCCATCCGGCCTGACGCAGCGCTTTGTGGCCGTCGTCTTCGCTCTCGCCGACGCCGTGCTGTACCCGGTACTGCGGCGCGTTCAGGAACTCGTCGAGCTTGTTCAGATCGGCCTTGCGTTCGTCGAGCGCTTTCTCAGCTCGGAGTTGTCCGGCGATCTCGGTCGCCTTGGTGGTGATGGCGGTAAGTTCCTGGTCCTTTTCGGGAGTAAGGCCGCCGACGCCGAACTCTTCAATGATCGCCTTGCCGCGTGCCTGGAGGGTTTCCAGATCGGCTCGCAGTTCACGCACGCTCATGCGGATGCCTCCAGGTTGATAAGCGCCAAACGATGCTTGTAGTAGTTCACGCGACGCAGTCCGTCCTCTCCTTCTCTGATAGCCGTGGTCCAGTCGACCTGATGCAGAAGCTTTGCGCTCTCTGCTTTCACGAGATCGAAAGTCCCGTCGTACATGCGATGGCCGTCCTTCGTCTCGATGTGGAACCGATCCATCGCTTTGCGGTCGTCGACCTGGATCAGCGCGAGCTCGCGCAGCCTGGTGCCGATCTCCCACAGCCGCGCCGCGGCGCCGTCCTGTGGTCCCTGCTCGACCTGTGGTTCGACCTGTTCTGGTTCCATACGCGGGACTCCTTTGGCAGCTGTCAGTTCTGCCTTCTCGGCTTGATCGGCGATGTCGAGTAGCCACGGATCACGTTCAGCGAGCGCCTTCAGTTCCTTGACGCCGATAGTCCGCGGCTCGGCTGGCGTCGGCGTCAGGCTGACTTCGACGATCGGCCATGACGTGATCTCGGCAACTCCTGGCATCGCGCTTTTGGTGCGCTGGACGAGATGCGGCACGCTGCCGGACGACCAGCCGAGCACGCCTTTCTGGACTAGCTCGCGGATCGCGTCGGCGTACTGCTTGGACGCCGTGATCTGCGCTTCGATCCACAGTCCGATGTCGTCGATCCGTTTGGCGACCACGCGACCAACGACGGCGCGTTTGATCAGGTCGTCGCGGCCGTGCTGATACAGGACTGGCGGCGTGTGAGTTAAGCGGTCGAACCAGAAATCGGTCTTCGCGGTAAAACTGTCGCCGACGACGTCCTGGCCACCGAAGACGACCGCATACCCGGCGACCATGAAGGACGAGCCGTTGTCGCTGGTGATCTTGAGTGCGGACAAAGAGAAGCCCCTCGAACCGCAGTAGAGGCCCACGATGCGGTGAGGGGCACGAGTGCTATGCGCGCGTTGGCGCAACTATGGAACGGGCGCGGTCATCCTGTCAACGGGGCTGCGTTGATGGCGTGGCAACGTTCGCATATCAATTCCCACGGCCGCGAGACGTGGTTCGCGAGTTTCCTACGACAGCGCCAGCACCGCGGAGCCTGGTCGGTCACTACCTGCTGCTCGTGCTGCGCGAGCGCCCACGCCTCGGCCACCTCGACGTCCACCTTCATGCCGCGCGCGTCGCTATGGTGCAGTGGCACCTGCTCAGACACGAGCGACCACCTATTGGCGGAAGCGACCCGATCGGCACCCAGCCCAACCCTGCCAACCCAGGGCAATCTGCACAGTGCCGTTCCGCCGCGCCGAGCATGTTGCGCTCCATCGCACGCCCCGCGCGCTGTCCCGCCCGACGCTGCATGTTGCGCTGGGTCGCGCGCGCTGCCTCGGCGTACATCGCTGCGCGAGCAGTCAGCCGACCGTCGATCGGTGCGAAGCCGGTGGCGATCTGCTGCGCGAACTTGTTCAGATAGGCGTACTGCTGTCTGAGAATCTGGCCGGTCCATCCCCAGTCAGAGAACGTCATCTGCGCACGGCCGCCTCGACCGATCATCGCCGCGCCCAGATGCAGCGGCTTCAGTTCGTCGACCATCCTGGTCTGCCATTGCGCGAGCGTGATCTTTCCTGACTGGAGTTGCTCGGTGAAGCCGATGATGCGATTGGCCGCCGTCGCAACGCCGCGATCGACTGCCGTGTTGATCTCGGCGTTGCTAACGAAGCGTCCATCAGCGCCGCGGTATCGCTGAACATCCTCCGACCAGGTGAACGGCATCTCATTCTGCCCACCGGAAGCAGATCGCCCACGAGGCCGCATAGAAGCCAGCAACCATCCCTCCGCAGGAGTGCGACTTCGGCCATACGACGTGCCACTGCCAGGGATGCCGTCCTCTAAACGTTAGGATTCGCATGCACTTCCCGCGCGCTCAGGATGTCGCGCAACTTCCGCGGTAACAGTCGGCGCCAGTACGCCTCGGCTTTGTCGACGTCGTTCGGCGTGATCACGGCCATCTCGTCGAGATCGTGCAGACTCCACGGCTGCAAGTGCATGATCCGATGATCAGGCCGCGTGAACTGAATCGGTGGCTGAGTCATAGCCTCCCTCGCGGCGACGTCACCAGCTCACCGACCGCGACCTTTGGCAGGAATGCCGCCCAGCCGTGCAGTCGGTACACGTAGTCGCCATCCACGCTGTGGAAGATCACCCGGCCGCTGATATCGCGCGGGTTCGCCTTCACGCCCTCAAGCTCGATCCAGTCGTCGGGCTCGCCGTTGTCCCAGAGCGCGCTGCTGATCAACTCGCGCGATCTCGCACCGGTGATCCGCATGCCACCAAGGACGTGCTCGATCTCCACGTCACTGCATCCTTCGGAACCACGTGCCGAGCATCCATGCTGTCAGCACGGACAGAATGACCCAACCAGCCGCAAACAATCCTACCGCCGACCAACTGACACTCATCAGTGTGCCGCGCCGTTCGTTCGACCATTCGCAACGGGAGCAGGAGCGCCGCCGGAAGGCGCGATAGGAGTAACGGCGTCCGGCGGCGGCAACGGCTCGTCGAGCTCGACCAGTTGGTCGCTCGGCGTCGGAACCATCACGGTCGGAATCAACACCACGCCCGACTCGTCCGGTTCCTCTGGCAAGCCGATCTCCTGGCGCGCTTCGGCCCACGTCACCAGCCCGGCTTTCCAGTCTTCGCGCCAGCGCGTGTGCCGCGAGTCGACATCTTCCTGAAGCGCCTGCACCTTCGCGAGGTCGTGCTCGATCCTGAGCAAGTCGGGGAACTCGTCCTGCAGCCCCAGACTCAGCGAATCATCGAGGTCGCGAAAGATGGGAACCATCGTCTCTTCCCAGAAGAGCTTCCGATCAGAGACGCGGTTGGCGTAGCTGGACGATCCCTGGCCGGCCATCGTGGTGATAAGCGATGCCGGAACGCCAAACACCCCGAGAATGCGCGTCTCAAGGATCTGGTTCAGTTCCGGCATCGCCGTCCCGGAGCTGCCGAGCGGTAATCCCATCGGCGTGTAGGTTGCCTGGCCGCCGTCCAGCAAAAGTACTTTGTGCCAGCCGTTGGGGCCGCCGTAGATCTCGCGGAATTGGCGGCGATGATCGTCGCGCTGCTGCGGCGTCAACATCGACTGCATATTGATCATGCCCGCCGGCACGCCAGCGTTCCGGAAGAATGCCTCGGTGAACTTGCGCGACCAGACGTCGAGGTCGACGCGCCCGGCGAGCACGTGCAGCGGAGGCAAGCCGTAATAATCGTCCAGCGGATGCCTGGTCTTGAGATGGATCACGTCTTCAGCGTCGAGGAATCGTTCCTGAGTGCCGATCTTGTAGGTGTAGCCGCCAACATAGGTTCGCGGATCGGGTCGGACACTCATGCGATCCGGCCGCAACAACCACAGCTCGACGACCTTGCCGGAACCGGCGCGCACCTTCTCGATGTACGCGTTGCCGCCGATGTCGAGGTGCATCATCAGCGTCGACCAGAACCGCGATCGGCCCATGAACGGGTTCGGACGCTGCAACAGGTCAATGGCTGGATGCTCGGTGATCTTCTCCTCGCCTGAGGACGTCTTCTGATACGCGCACATCGGCGGCTCGCCCGCGGAGTCGGCGCGGAACTCAACGCAGTCGTAGACCAACTCGTCGAGCATGTAGCCTTCGCGCGCGTTGCGTTCGTAGCTGAACGGCGTGGGCTGATCGCGACCGATGTCGAAATTGGCGAGCATCGCCGCGGCCGGCTGCGCCTTGCTTTCAGGAAACAGCGAGCGGATTGTGTTTGCCAGGAATCCCATCAGGCGGCCGTCTGATCCTTTCTGATCACCTCTAGCGTGCAGTCCGCGCCAGCGAGGACCAGCAGTTGTACCGACTCCATATGCACGCTGTTCATCAGATTGCGCCAGCCTACGGCGAGCCTGGCCGTTTCGCTGTCGGCGAGCGAGCGCGAGGTCCGCAAGACGACCACGTCCTGCGGCTGGAGCCGCAGGAGATCGGCCGCGGACAGTTTGATGCGATAGGTGCCTGCACGTTCAAGGGCCGCGACTCGATCCTCAAGTGAGTCGGTCATACGGTTCCGAACGCTGCGACCATGAAGACGCGGACGGCCAAACCTATGAGAAAGCCTGCCCAGAGCACGAGCAGGCTGACGGCTACCACTCGCGCCAGCGCGGTCACCAGACGTCCGGCGGCTGCTGAGTCGTCAGCGTCGAGCGCCATTGTCGGCCAGCGGATGAGTGCCATTACAAGATGGTGACGCTCATGGTGCGCTGCGCCATGATCTCGGTCGCGGCCCAGACCAGGGCGTCGAGTCGATCCGGCGACTGCGACGTTTCACCTGGCACCCATCCGCAATTGTGAACGAGCATGCCGTTCGCGAAGAACTCCGGCTCGTCTTCAACAGTCAGGTTGTAGACCGGCTCAGTAACCTCGCTCGGCGCGATACCAACGACGACGGCAAGGCTTGGTGCAAAACTAAGTATTTTATCGCCCTTCTGTACCTCAATTGCGGGTTTGAACCCATATCCATCGACATACACCGGGTGACTCGCGGTACATCGCAGACTGCCATGGTCGGTAAACAGCCACATCGTCGGACTAGTGCCCGTCCGACCAGCCCACAGCACCGGCTTGTATCCATTACGCGTTAGCACTTGGTCAGTCGGGCGGATCCACTCAATCGGTATTGCCCCGCTATCTGTCGTCACCATCGTTCCGGCTGCGAGACACATCTGGTCTTCGAGTTCTTTGAAGGGACCGACGTGATGGATGCGCGACTGTTCGTACATGGCCGCGATCGGTTCTGAGCGTACAACCTTGCCGCGGCTCGCGCTGACGGCGACCACTGGTACGAAGACGTTGGCAGCTCGCGCTGCCGCTTCGATCGTCGCGATGGCCATGTCGCCGCCGAAGTTCTTCTCGACGAACACGCGATCAGCATTATGGGCGATGAACGTCTGGACGACACGCTCACCCCAACCAGCAGGCGAAAGTCTGCAGGATCGGTCAGCGAGCACGTAGCCGTCACCGTCAACGCCCAGGCCGAACGCCACGATGCCCTGCTCGTCATGACCTTCCGTAGCACCACCAGACGGATCGACGCCAATGCCGACGCGGACGAGGTCGGGGTGATCCTGGACGCGCGTGGAGTCGATCATCGCGCGGGTCCAGAGTGCACCTTCGACGTCATCAAGGATCTCGGCGTTCAGTTCCTGGCGGCCGATGCGCGTGCCTTCGTATCGCTTGATGATCTGCTCGAAGAAGTACGGCGACAGGTTCCCGGCGTTGTCGTAGGTTGAGCCGCGCGTGACGTGACAGGTTGGATCGGCAACCAGCCGGCGCACGATCTCGATTGGCTTCGGAGTGGTGGTCACGACGGCGCGCGGGTCGCTTCCTAGACGCAGACCGAACATCGCCTGATCCCACGCTTCGGGATACCGCCACGCCGCCACCTCGTCCGCCCACAATCGCATGTGCTGTTTGCCGCGGAGCCGTTCTGGCTCGTCCGCGGTGAAGATCAGCGTTCGAGCGCCGTTCGGCCATTCGAGCCGTCGATACGCTGAGCGATAGACCGGTCGTTCGTGCCGCGGACAGATCGCCAAGATGCCTGACTCGCCTTCGATCATGATGTCTCGGGCGTCGTCAGCGGTCGCGGCGATCACATTGGTCAGCGGATAGTCGTGAATCGAGGCGCGCACCCATTCGGCGCCGGTGCGCGTCTTGCCGAAGCCACGACCAGCGAGGATGAGCCAGGTTCGCCAGTCGCCCGGCGGCGGGAGCTGCGTCGGTCGTGCCCAGAATCGCCACTCATACGGCAGCCTCTTCACTTCCATGTCGGATAGGCTGTTGAGCCAGTTCGCGCGCTCTTCTGCGCTCTGCGAGCTCATCCATTCGGCTAGCGATTCTGTCTCGGTCGCTGACATCGGCTACTTCTATGGGTCCACCGTTGAGGCCGGTGTGCTCCTGAATGGTACGACCGTAGATGTGCGGATAGATCCGTTCGAGCTTCCACGCTGCTGCCGTCCAGACACCGCTGTTCGCAGCCTGCTCGATTCTGGCGAGCCAGGTCTGTACACCTTTCGATTCGGCTTCCTTTATTGCCTGCGCAAACTGCGGTTTTTCGGCGTGCCATTCAGCGAAGGTGCGATATGCCACGTTTGCGGCTGCGGCGGCGTGCTCATAGCTAGCACCGAGTTGTATGGCAGCACAGATGCGCTCGACCGTCTCAGGCGTGTACTTGGTCGGTCGCGCCAACGCGCTCTCCCCTGCGGCCGGTGACGTGCTCCCAACGACGGACGATCACGTCGCAAAATCTCGCGTCCATCTCCAGTGCGAAGCATGACCGGTCCTCGGTTTCGGCAGCGATCAATGTGGTACCCGAACCAGCAAATGGTTCGTACACATCGCCGGCGTGATGCTGCAGCGGCCGCCGCATCAATGCGACGGGTTTCTGAGCCGCGTGGCGCGAATCGGCATCATCCAAGACATCGTCTGACTCAGAGCCGAACGGTGCCGACACCGGTTTGTCATTCCACACCGTCGTGTGCTCCATAGCGTTGTGGCCCTGTGGATTCCGCGGTCCAGTCCAGTGTGTCTCTCCCCTAGTCAGAAACAAGCAGGCTTCATGTCGATAGGCCCACAGTGTTCTCGACATCGCCCACGCCTCTTTTACCCACACGATTTCCTGCCGCAACGTCCATCCGACAGCCAGCAGCGCGTCCTCCAGCTGTCGCCGCTGTTTATCGGAGTGCCAGATGTAAGCGACCTCGCATGGAGCGTGCTCCCACGCCAACCGCCACCCACGCTCCGTGTCAAGACGAGAGTCCATGTACTCGTCTTTGACCGCGCCGAGCTTCTTCCGCCAGCCAGGATCGAACTCCACGCCATACGGGGGATCGGTTACTAACAACGGCGGTCGAGCACCATCAAGCAACCGCACCACGTCCTCTGCACTGGTCGCGTCTCCGCACAGCAGTCGGTGCTCGCCGAGCAGCCACAGGTCGCCCGGTTGTGTAGTCGGCTCAGCCGGCGGCGTCAGGTCGGCGTCGTCTGGGTTGAGTTGCTTGACGACTGGCGGCGCGAGGTCGCGCAGGAGTTGGGATAGCGCATCGTCGGATGTAGACACTTCTGCCAGCAGTGCCGCGAGTTGACCGTCGTCGGCGCCGGCTAACGCGGCGAGCGGATCAAGCGTTGCGAGGATAAGTTTCTCCTCGGCGTCGTCCAGGTCGACGTAGACGACTGGCACGGTTGGCTGTTGGCGGGTGATGGCGAGCGCGATGCGAGCATGGCCGTCGACGACGTAGCCGGTGCGTTGGTTGACGATGACGGACTGGACGAATCCGACCTGATCGAGCACGCCACCGAGCGCGTCCTGCTGATGCTTCGGATGGACGCGCCAGTTCCGCGGATTGGCCAGGAGTTGGTCTGGCGCTTCATCGCCGTGGCCGACGATGCGATTGCGCCAGGCCGGCGGCTCCTTACGGCGTGGTGTCATCCGCGGCGAGCGCTCCGGTCGCGTCCTTGAGTGCCTGCGTCGCTGCGTTCAGTTGGTCGAGCTGTGCCTGAGTGGGAGGAGCGCCAGTCGAGAGTGCCGCGATGGCGTCGGCGAGCTGCTGGATCTCGGCGTTGATGGCGGTGACCGCGGCGTCGGTGGCGGCGGTGTTGGCGTCGAGCGCGGCTTGTAGTTCGGCAACGCTAGCCATAATTTTCTCCAATGCTTCGAGTTGTAGTTCGTCCGCGGTGTAGATGCTCGTCAGCGTGTTAACGATCCAGTTCCATTGTTGCGAGTTGAACAGGAGCAGCGTGGTCGACGGTGCAGGAGAAAGACTCGCCGTCACGGAATGGGCGCCACGTAGAAGCGTCCTCGGCCAGCGCCGGCGGCGGCACCCGTTGAGAGCGTGACGTACTCCCAGTTCCCTTGAATGTCCGCGGTGACCGAGGTGGTATAGACGCCGAGCGAGTCGTGCGAGAGGGAGGGAGTTGGCGCCACGGTGGTGCCATCCGGCTTGTAGACGGTGATGCCGATGGTGGGGTCGTCGACAGGATTCTGGGTCGCGGGATCGTCCGGATCGCTGAGCGGCGTGGCGGGATCGCTGAGTCGTGCTCGCAAGAAGATGACCTGTCCGACGATGTAGTGATTCATCCGACTGGCACCGAGTCAGTGTCAGTATGGACGAACAGCGGCCGATGGGAAAGCGTGTGCTCGAAGAGTGCTCGATCGCTGAGCGAGTGCAGGAAGAGCGCTCGATCGGTCAGCGTGTGCTTGCCTGGATGCGTTGTCTCGGCGAGCGACGACAGGTCGAAGTGAACCAGCAGGCTGTAGTCGCGCATCCGCGCGTATGCACGCGGCGGCAGATTGTCGGTCCGTAGCCACTGCTGGCCAGGTGCCATCGCGTCCTGACCGATGAGGTGCCGTTTGGTCAGATCGAGATGGGTGTAGTCCTTGAGTCGTAGCGGTCCCTTTGGTGGTAGGACGGTGCGATCCGTTGACTGACCGGCGGGGAGCTGCTCGTAAATGTAGAGCGGATAGGTCTGCAGCCAGGTGTAATCGCGCGATCGTTTGGGTGCTGGCTGAGGGAGCGCGGTGCGATCGGTGGACTGTCCGGGATTGACCGCGTCTTGACCGATCAGGTTGGGCAGTCGATCGAGTTGGGTGTAGTCGCGTGCCCGCGAGGATGTCCTGGGTGGGAGATCGAAACTCTGGACGCCGACCGGTGCGATGAAGGCGGCGGCGTAGATCGTGAAGTTCTGCCCTGGATCGAACCAGACGAGCCGCGGTCGTGGTGGCGTTGGCAGCGCGAACGTTTGCTCGCCGGCCACCATGGCGTCGGTGCCGATGAGCGCCGGGAATGTCGACTGGGTGAACGAGTAGTCGCGAGCTCGTGCTGGTGACGGCTTCGGGAGCTCGGTGCGAGCGGTCGATTGGCCTGGTCCCTGGACAGCCTGCGAGGCCAGGTCGAGCCATACGGTGAGGTTGGTGCCAGGGTCAAAGGAGATGCACCGAGCGCGCGCTGGCGCGGCTGACGCGACGAGCTGCGCGCCGGTAACCATGGCATCCGTTCCGATGAGCGGTGCGAACAGTGACTCGGTGTAGCTGTAGTCGCGTGATCGAGGCGGCGGCTTCGACGGGAGTTCCGTTACCGCGGTGCTCTTGCCAGTTGGGATCGGAACCTGCGACGCGAGGTCGAGCCAGATCGCGTAGTTGGTGCCGGGATCGAACGAGGCGCAGCGCGCGCGCGCTGGAGGTGCCGGAGCGATGAGCTGCGCTCCAGCGGCCATGCTGTCGGTGCCGATCAGCGGAGCGAAGAGTGTCTCGACGAAGCTGTAGTCGGAAAGCCGCGGTGCTCGGCGTGGAGGGAGTTGCCAGTCGTAGTCGGCAACCTGTCCGGCGCCGCCGTAGACGGCGTCCTGGCCGATCAGGTTCTGAGCTGGCTGCGAATACTCCCAGGTGTAATCGCGTAATCGACGCTGCGCTGATGGCGGGAGCGCGAGCACCTGCGTCGCAATGAGCGGCAGCGACCCTGCTTGAGATGCGGCGTCCAGCGCGAGAGTTGAATTGACTCCGACCTCATGGATGCCGGTTCGGCGCGGTGCTTTGACTGGCAGTTGCCAGTCGTAATCAGCGACCTCGCCGGCGGCACCGTAGATCCTGTCCTGACCGATGAGGTTCTGCGAAGGCTGCGAATACTCGTAGCTGTAGTCACGCAGTCGCCGAGCTGGCGGCGTAAACGGCAGCGCACTTGCAGCAGTGCTCTTGCCGAGTGGCGCGACCTCACCAGCATTGGTGAGGCACGGGAGCGGCGTCTCCCACTGGGTGTAGTCCTGCGAGATCGTGGCTTTACGCCACTGACGATCCCGACTGCTACCGATGTAGTAGTAGGCCACTCAGGGCCTCAGATCAACGCAGACCGTCGAGGATGGTGCGGAGATCAGCACCAGACAACGCGAAGTCGATAAGGCGCAGGATGAGTGCGTTGATCCGTGCATCGCGCTCCACGTTGTCTGTGCAAGCGTAGGCGGCGTCCATCAGTCCGCGAGCACGGCCGAACGCGGTGGCTCGCATGATGTCGTCCATCAGCGGATCCGGATCGGCGCTGTGCAGTTCGCGGGTGTAGTCAGGGCCGAGCGGATACGCCGGCGGAAGTTGCGTCACCTGTTCGTTACATTTCCTCGAAAACGATGTGGGTGCTCACGGTGCCGGTGCCGGAGATCGAGTCGAGCGTCAGCTCGCTGTTCGGCGCCGTTGCGGTGGTGATGTAGATCTCCTGGCCGGGAGCGGCGACCCAACGGATGACGCCACCGAAGGCGTTGAACGCCAGGTTGAGCAAGTGGCCGGTGCTGGCGATGGTCGGCCCGGTCGTCGCGGTGGGGTATCCCTGTGCCGCGGAGGCAGCCGACAGCGGGTTCATCGGCGCAGGTACGCCGGCACCAGGCGTCGCGGCGTTGGTCGAGTTGCGGCGGAGCGCCATGCGGTTGACCGTGGATGAGGTTGCCTCACCACCGATGAAGACCTCGTTGACACGATCGGTCGAGGCGGCGACTGCGCGAAGCGCGTGGTACGAGTTGTTGGCGAGCGCGGAGGCCGCGTCAGCATGCGCGACCGGCGTCCAGCCGGATGCAGAGTAGTTGTATTGAGCCACGATCAGTAGATCCTTTCAGTGTCGATGTAGCGTCGGTCGTGAAGCAGCTCGCCGGCTGGACCGCGGAGCAAGAACGGCTCGCCCGTCTCGGGATACTTCTGAGCGAGCGCGAGCGACT